AAGTGGTGATGGTAGAAAGACAATACAAGCAAATACACCACAACAACGAAATATAAACAACCCTAAAAAAAATCATCACCCCACCATAAAACCAATAAACCTATTGACTTATCTATGTAGGTTAATCACACCAAAAGGAGGGGTTATACTTGACCCTTATATGGGTAGTGGTTCTACAGGAATATCTGCATTATTAGAGGGTTTTGAATTTATCGGTATGGAAATGGACGAAGATTATTTTAAAATTGCTGAAACACGAATTAACAATTATGAATTGTATAAAGATTTAATAAAAAAAACGAAATGAATTACGAATTAAAAGAAGAAGTAGAAAGATTGGTTGGTTTAAAAAAAACCACTAAAATTGATGTTAAAAAAATGGCAGATATTATAAGGAATTATATTGACCCTAAATTTTCGGTATGTACCCACTGCGTAGCACAAATAAAATTCGCACAAAATCAACTTAAAAAATGGTTGAATAATGGGGTAAATTTTACATCTAACGAAGAAACACCTAATGAAGAAGTAAATACCCCACCGATTAAAGAAAAGAAACCTGGATGTCAGAAATGCCAAAAAAAAACAAGGGTTAAAAAATAATTTTTTTTAGATAAAAATTACAAAAATGACACTATATGAGCAAGCAACAACCTGAAGTTTGGAAGAAAAAACTATTAGACGCCCTTGAAAGAAGTTTAGGGGTGGTTTCGCCAGCCTGTAATGAAGTAGGTATTTCAAGGGATAGGTTCTATACCTACTATAATGAAGATGAAACTTTTAGAAAAAGGGTAGATGAAATACAGAATTACCAACTTGACTTCGTTGAAAATCAGTTATTCAACAAGATTAGGGAGGGTAGTGAAAAAAGTATTTTATTTTATATGAGGTTTAAAGGTAAAAATAGGGGTTATGTTGATAGACAAGAATTAGAACATAAGGGCGAAGGTATAACAATAAATATAGTTAAACCAAAAAAAGATGAAGATAATAAGAAGTAATAATGAATATGAATTTTTGATAGGTGAAGATGCCCTTGAATTATTTGACTATTATGGTGTAGATGAATTACACGGACTAAATAGAACCGATTGTATTAAACGAATGGAAGAAGGTGGGACATACATAGATGGTATGTGTAATCTTATCCCCCACGACTATAGTAGATTTTACATCTTCATTAACTTAAAAGCATGTGATGGGTCGTATAAAGATATTACATTAGTTCAACACGAATGTACGCATGGTGGTTTTACCAAATATAACCACAACCCAATATACGAAGAAGAAATAATAAGTTGGGGTGAAGAATTAACAAATGAAATAATGCCCCAAATATTCAGGGAAATAAATATAAAACGAAGTAAAGAAAAGGAAACATATGGAAATAAATTTTACACCTTCACTAAAACAGGACTTAATATTTGAGTATTTTGATGACGACATAACGACTGAAGTGTTATATGGTGGGGCGGCAGCAGGTGGTAAATCATATGGTGCCTGTGCATTCACCATCATTCAGTGTTTGAAAAATTCTAATATAAGGGTGGGGTTAGCAAGGAATGAATTAACCACCCTGAAAAAAACCACAATAGTTTCACTTTTTGAAGTGATGAATGATTGGGGATTAAAGACAGACGAACATTATAAGTATAATTCAACTACGGGTGAAATAACTTTTACTAATGGGTCAAAAATAATCTTACTTGAATTAAAGTTTATACCAAGCGACCCCAACTATACAAGGTTAGGGGGTCAGTTATTAACATTTGGTATTATAGATGAAGCGGGTGAAGTAGATGAAAAGGGTAAGCAAATATTTCAGTCAAGGTTAGGTAGATGGTTAAATACAGAAGTGGGGATAAAACCCTTCTTATTGATGACTTGTAATCCATCAAAAAACTTCCTTTATAGGGATTTTTATTTACCAAGTGTAGATAACACCTTACCACCACATAAAAAGTTTATTAGTGCCCTTATATTAGACAACCCATTCATAAATGATGTATATGTTTATAACCTACATAAGACACTTTCAACGCAAGATAAGGAAAGATTAATAAATGGTAATTGGGATTATGATGATGACCCCAATTCACTTATGGATTATGAAACCATATTGAATATTTTTATAGACAAAAAACCCGAAAATGAAAAATCAAAAACCTATATTAGTGCGGATATTGCATTCACAAGTGATAATAGTGTTATAATGATATGGGAAGATTTAACCCTTGTAGAAATAATAGTTAATCCAGATGGTAAAATAGAAGATGTTATAAGGGATAAGGCAAAAGAATATAGGGTATTTCCGCAAAATATAAGTTATGATAGTGATGGGGTTGGTAAATATCTTATGACTTATTTAAAGTCGGCAAAGGCAATAGTCAATAATGCGAAGGCATTAAAAGATGAAAATTATGAAAATCTAAAAACACAATTATATTTTAAACTGGCGGAGTTAATAAATAAGGGGGATGTAAAAGTAGTAAAAACCAAATATGATGAAAAGATTATAGAAGAACTACAACAAGTCAAACACCGACCAACCGACCGAGTAGGTAAGATTGCGATGGTACAAAAGGGAGATGTTAAAAGAATGTTAGGTCGCTCCCCCGATTTTAGTGATGCGATGGCATATAGAATGATTTTTGAAATAAAGGTGGGTACAACTAAAACATTTAGGTTTATGTAAAAACACCCAATCAAAAAATATATTTATAATAAAATTAAGATATGAATAAAGAAATGATTTTAGGTATTATTAGACACACCCTTACATTCGTTGGGGGTATTTTAGTAATGAAAGGTTTTGTTAGTGAAGAAACTATGTACGAAATAGTTGGTGGGGTATTAACCCTTACTGGTGGTATTTGGTCTGTATTAACAAAAAATAAATAATAAATAAATAAAACAAAAAAGGAATGATTGATTTAAAAGTTAAAGTTGATGATGAAGTAAAAGAATTTACCCTACCTGAAAGTTGGGATGATGTAAATATAGGGGATTTTTGTAATCTATTTGCATTTGAAAGACAAGGGTTAAATGAAATAGAATTGGTTGTAGAAAGCATCCACCAACTTATAGGTATAGAAAGGGATTTAATCTACAATATGGAAATGAAAGATTTTCAAACAATAGCAGCGAAGTTAGATTTTTTAACGACTGAAATGAAACCTAAAGAAGTGGTTGATTATGTTGAATTAGATGGTGAAAAATACTACATTAAAAAAGATTTTAATTCACTTACTATGGGGGAAGTCATCAGTATAGAAACTATTTTTAGTGAAGCAGACAATAACCTTTTTAAGGTTATGGATAAATTATTATGTGTATTTTTAAGAAAGAAAAAAGACAACGGAAAATTAGAGAATTTTAAAGGTGAATTTATGCAAAGACAAGAGTTGTTTAGAAAGGCACCTGTAACATCCGTTTATAATGTCTTTAATTTTTTTTTAAATGGCGTGCTTATATTGTCGGGCAGTACGAAGGCATCTTCGGTAAGCAAAAAAAGCCATCAACGAAGAAAGAAAGAGTAAGTAGGTTTGATGAATTAAGAAACCAAATAAAGATAGATGATAGGTATATGTGGTTGGGGTTTGTACATATGTTGTTAAAAGAATTAAATACAACCGATACACAAATATACAAAAAGAATTACATATCTTGTCTTAATTGGATGTCTTATTTCTACCAACGAGATAAAGTATTAGAAAGTCAAAAAGGTAATAGAATATGAGTGTAAATATAATAAGTTTAAACCAAATAGTAGATTTATTCGCATCATTTGCGGAGCAACATTACTTCATAAAAGATTTTGGTTATGGGGCAACAAGTGAAATAGGTACATCAAGACAAATGATGTTTCCGTATTTATGGTTATCATTAGACCAAACATCTACAATAACTATACAGAATAAAACTGCAATCCCCCAATATGGTATAACAATACTTTTTATGGATAAAATAAATATTCAAAAAAATTATTTGGATATTAATGGGGTAAATAGTGATAATTCACAAGAAGTATTAAGTGATACTTTACAACTACTTCAGGACTTAATAACTGAAATAGAAGTAAATTGGGGTAATTATGGACTTCGTATAGAAGGGGATGTAAGTTGTTTTCCTGGTGTAGATGAAACGACAGATAAAGTATGTGGTTGGGTAGGACAATTTAATTTAAGGGTAAAACATTCTAATTGTATTACACCTATGGGGGATATAGTACAAACAAATATTTCACCAATTAACCCATTTAGTCGTTATTTGACTTGTGATACACTTTCTACCTGTCAGGTAATACAAGATATACAAACTGAATTATCGGGGATTACAGGTGGGACAGGAGATTTACAAATAGTTACTGATAATGGAAATACAACCACAAATGATATTATATTAATAGATGATGCTGAATTAGTATTTGGTGCTGGCGGTGGAATATTATTAGATAATTATTCAAGATTAAGGGAAGGTACTATTGATGCTGGTACAGGTGGTAGTAAAGGTATTGCCCAAATATGCGGCGTTGGATATGAATTAAAGTGGGAAGCAGGTAGTTTATATGTTATGAATAGTAGTGGAAATATTATCCGTGAAGTTCGTTATACATTACAAAATACCCCAACTATTAATGATGATATTACAAAAGGATTTACTATTGGTAGTAGATGGGTTTTAGATAATGGTGATATTTATGTATGTTCAGATGATACAACAGGAGCAGCAGTTTGGAATTTATTGAGTACCAATTTTGGTTTATTTGCACAAACGGGAGATAGTACAATAATATCTGCAACCACAACTGAAACAAGTTTAATTGGTGGTGGTGTGGGTTCATTATCAGTCCCCGCAAATGGTTTTAAAATAGGTGATAGTTTCCGTGTTAAAATGGGTGGTATTATATCTAATCAAAATAACCACACATTAAGATTAAAAGTAAAATCAGGTTCAGTTATATTATTAGATAGTGGAGTTGAAACATTATCATCACATTCAAACGACATATGGGATTTGGTAATTGATTTTACAATACGAAATATTGGAAGTAGTGGTACTGCGTCCATATTAGCATTAGGGGCATTTCATACGACAAAAAATAATAGTGGTAATGTTCAAGGTTTCGGTTTTCAAACATTAAATAATACAACATTTGATACGACTATAAATAATACATTAG